ATATTTTCTGGCAGTTATGCAGATCTTAGTGGAAAACCAGACGTTATAACTATAACACAGCTAAAGAGTATTGTTTCTCAATCAACAGACTTTAATGATTTCAAGACTAGAATCGCAGCTCTATGATTAATAATATTTTCTATCACAGTATAACACGAAAAATTATCGTAGGATTCGGTAGTTTATTCAGTGATATACGCTTTCATAGAAAACTAGATGGTGACACTGAACAGACGATTCACGTACCAATAGCGTATGCGCCAAAGGAAAAGTGGATCGTTCGATTAGAACAAGATCCCACACTAGAAAATCACGTTTACACGACACTTCCAAGATTATCGTTTGAAATAACTGGAATGTCCTACGACGCAACTCGTAAGACAAACAGAATGAATTATATAACGTGTGGTGATGGCACGAGCGTAACTCGCATGTATTCACCTGTTCCATACAACATTGATATCTCGCTCTACTGTTTAACTAAAACACAGGAAGACGCTCTTCAGATAGTTGAACAAATATTTCCTTACTTTGCTCCAGAATATACGATGAGTTTAAAGGGAGTCGTCGAGAACAATGTTATTATCGACGTGCCAATCATATTAGAGAGTGTAAATATCCAGGACGATTACGATGGTGATTTTAATCAACGTCGATTCGTTACGTATACATTGAACTTTACTCTCAAAGCTAACTTCTATGGGCCTGTCGTTAGCGGTAATATAATAACGAACACACTCGTTGATATACAAGATATCAAGACTAATGTTTTATTTGAAGATTATGAAGCTGTAGGCAATCCTTCTACAGGTAATGTGACTACAGATACTTGGACTATTAATAATCAATGAGCGAATTAAGATCATATAATTCAAATGCGAATCTTAAAGCTGCGGGACAACAAATATCGTTTACGCAGGAGCAACTTCAAGAATACGTGAAGTGTGCTGAAGACCCAATTTACTTTATCAATAACTATTGTTTTATTGTTACTCTTGATCACGGCCTTCAAAAGTTTGCACTATATCCCTGTCAGGTAAAAAAGATAAATACGATTCACCGAAATCGTATGGTCATACTGATGGAAGGTCGTCAGCAGGGTAAGACGACAACTTCTGCGGCGTACATTCTTTGGTACACTCTATTCCAAGATGCAATGACTGTAGCTATTCTTGCAAATAAGGCGAGTGCTGCACGAGAAGTTCTTGACCGCTATCAGATTATGTACGAGTTACTTCCAAAGTGGATGCAGCAGGGTGTGGTAACTTGGAACAAAGGTGACGTAGAATTAGAAAATAGATCTAAGGTCTTTACATCTGCGACGACTACATCGGGTATTCGTGGTAAGACAGTCAACATGTTGTACATTGACGAAGCTGCGATTATTCCAAACAACATTGCCGACGCTTTCTTTGCTTCTGTTTATCCTACGATTTCATCTGGTTCTGATACTAAGATTCTCTTAAGCTCTACTCCATTGGGATACAATCACTTTTGGAAATTCTGGAACGACTCCGAAAACGGTCGCAATGGATTCGTTCCGTTGTTTATTCCATACTGGGAGATTCCTGGAAGAGATCAGGCTTGGGCTGATAATCAACATAGACTTCTTGGTGACCTTAAATTTAATCAGGAGGTTTTATGCAAGTTCCTCGGATCAAGTCTAACACTGATCTCTGCAAACGCAATAGGTCAGATGTCTCCTGGCGAGATTATCTACAAGAAAGACGGCCTAGACATATACGAAAAGCCGGCGCGCGAAGATCAAGAAGGTCCTGGTCGTTCCTACTGTTTGATAGCAGATACCGCAAAAGGAGTTGGAGGAGATTACTCTGCTTTCGTAGTAGTTGACATGACCGAAATGCCTTATCGTGTGGTTGCTAAATATAGAGACAACACGATAAGTCCTTTGTTGTATCCATCTGTGATTTACAAAGTTGCCACTGAATATAACATGGCTTATGTTCTAATAGAGATAAATTCTTCGGAGCAGGTTGCAGACATTCTATATAACGAATACGAGTACGAAAACATTATATTCGTCAATCGCTCTGCTACAGGTCAAGTAATTTCTGGCGGATTCGGTGGAGGAAAAACTCAGCTTGGTATCGTAACTGATAAGAAAGTCAAGAGAATAGGCTGCTCCAACTTTAAGACTTTAGTCGAAGAGAAGAAGTTATTGATACCCGATGCTGATATTATCTCAGAAATTTCTACATTTATTCAAAAGAAAAACTCCTACGAGGCCGACGAAGGATACCACGACGATTTAGTTATGCCACTTGTCTTATTTTCTTGGGCCACAACCAATAGTTACTTTAAAGATTTGAGTAATATAAATATTAGACAAGTGATATACGAAAACCAAATGAAAATGATCGAACAAGAATTGACTCCGTTTGGTTTCTATGATGATGGACAACAAACGGACATGAGAGAACAGTTGGAACTTCTCAAATAATAAATAAAAGTAGACGAAACAACGTTTGCTTATAATATAACTCTTAAGGAGAATGAAAAATGCCTTTTGCACTATCTCCAGGCGTAACAGTAATCGAGAAAGATTTCTCATCTATTATCCCTGCAGTTTCTACTTCTGCTGGCGCGACTGCTGGCGTATTTCAATGGGGGCCTATCTCTGAACCTACTACAGTTACTTCGGAAGATGTGCTCGTAGAGTTATTCGGAAAACCAAACGATTCAAACTTTCAATCGTTTTTCACTGCAGCAAACTTCTTATCTTACACAAACAATCTAATCGTAAATCGTGTAGATACAACCGGATTGCGTAATGCTGTAGTTTCTTCTGGCGGTGAAGTTCTAGACGTAACTTTAACAGCTCCTAACTCTGGATTTAAGCCAGGTCACAACACGGTTGTTGCCTTTAGTGCTCCTCAAACTGCTGGTGGTGTAACTGCAACCGGAACAGTAGTTCTTTCTGGTGGCGCTATTACTGCCATGACAATTATTTCTGGCGGTTCTGGTTATACTGCTGCTCCTACTATTACGATTTCTGCTCCAGAAGTTGAAGGTGGCACGCAGGCAACCGCTACTGCGACAATCGCTGGTGGAATTGTTACAGCAATCACGATTACTGCAGCAGGTTCAGGTTATCTAAACAACCCAACAGTAACATTCTCTGCTGCTCCAGAAGGTGGTACAACTGCTACAGCAAGTGCTACTGCAGCGCTGTCTTCTATTGCAAAAATCAATATCACTAATGGTGGATCTGGTTACACAGCAGCTCCAACTGTTACAATAACTGCATCAAATACAGGTACAATTGGCGCAGTTGTTATCCCAACAGCAGTTGCAGTATTATCTGCAAACGTTGGTGTAAAGATTAGAAATACAGAACACTACATCTCTACATTCCGTGACTTCAGCGTTTCAGCATATGGTATGTTTGCAGCAAAGTATGCTGGTTCACTAGGAAATGGACTTCAAATTATTCTAGTTGATAATGCTGTGTGGACTTGGGCTGGCGCAAATAGCTCTAATCCTACTGCAAGACTTATCATAAGTTCTCTACCTGGAGCACCTGGTACTAGTTTACAAGCTGGTCGTAAAGGAATCACCAATGACGAACTACACGTTTTAGTCTTAGACGGTGCTGCTGGAACTTGGAGTGGTGCTCCTGGTTCAGTATTAGAAAAGTTCACGTATCTTTCGAAGCTAAGAGGTGTTGTACGTAACGATGGTACTAACCTTTACTTCCGTGACGCAATCAATTCTGGATCAAAGTATCTTTGGGTAATCAACACCCCATCAGCAGTTCAGATCAATGACCCACAGAACTTAGACTGGACACAAAACGTTGATACCGTCGCAGCAGGTGCTAACTTAAGAGACCTTAAGGGACCTGCACAAGTATTAACGCTAAGCGGTGGTGCAGATGATTACGCTGCAACCGATGGTCAAATTCAAACTGCGTTTAGAGCTTTCCTTAACTCAGATCTATACGATATCTCTCTAATTGCTGCAGGTGACGTAAGTGCTACTACAGCAAATGTTCTAATTGGAGAAATTGCAGAAGTTCGTAAAGACTGCGTAGTGTTTATCTCTCCACGCAACACCGATGGCACACCAATCATTACATCAGGCGATGCTGGTGTACAAGTAATTCGTACATTTAAACAGAACCTAACAAACAGCACTTATGCTGTATTAGATTCTGGTTCAAAATATCAGTACGATCGTTACAACGATGTATATCGCTGGATCTCATTGAACGGCGACGTAGCAGGTCTATGTGCTCGTACCGATTACACTGCTGATCCTTGGTTCTCTCCAGGTGGATTTACTCGCGGTCAAATCAAGAATGTAGTTAAACTTGGTTTCAATCCAGGTCAAGTAGAACGCGATAATCTTTACAAAGAATCTGTAAATCCTATCGTTACATTCCCTGGTCAAGGAACTATCTTATTTGGTGATAAGACATTCACTTCTAAACCAAGTGCATTTGATAGAATAAACGTTCGTCGCTTATTCATCGTATTGGAAAAAGCAATCGCTATCGCTGCTAAATTCCAGTTGTTTGAATTTAATGATGACTTTACTCGTGCGCAATTCCGCAATTTAGTAGAACCATTCCTACGTAATGTTCAAGGACGCCGTGGTATTGTTGATTTCCGTGTTAAGTGCGATGCTACAAATAACACCGGTGAAGTTATTGATCGTAACGAGTTTGTTGCAAGTATCTTTATTAAGCCAAATCGCTCTATTAACTTCATCACTCTTAACTTCGTGGCAGCTCGCTCTTCAGTAAGCTTTGACGAAATCGGTGGTTAATTTTAATGGGAGGAGCGATCCTCCCGTTGAATAAATAAAGAATAAAGGAGTCATTTACATGGCAAACATTTCAGATTTTAAGGCACAACTTACTGGTGGCGGCGCACGTGCTAACCAGTTTAGAGTTGAATTGTCTTTCCCATCATTCGTAACGCTAGGATTAGTAGCCGGTCTTCAAGCACAGTTCCTGTGCAATGCCGCACAACTCCCAGCTTCAACGATCGAACCTATCTCTATTTTATATAGAGGACGTCCGGTTAATTTTGCAGGTGAGCGTACTTTTGCACCTTGGACTATCGCAGTATATAACGACACCAACTTCAATATTCGCAATGCACTAGAGCAGTGGTCTAATGGCATTCAGAATAATGGTACTACAAACGGTATCACTAATCCAGCGAATTATCAAGTAGATTTATCGGTGTATCAGTTAGATCGCAATGGTGCTACTGTTAAAGCATATAAGTTTGTTGATGCATTCCCTTCAGAAATTGGTGATATTCAGTTAGGATATGATCAAGGAAATGCTATTGAAACGTTTAACGTAACATTCCAATACAATTACTGGACATCTAATACTTCTACTGAAGGTGGATCAGGATTTAGTTTGAATGGTACGATTAATACGCCAGTTGGTTCTTTCCCAATTTAATGGTTGATAATAGATAATGAATGTTTTTGGCTTTGAAATAAAGCGTAAAAGCACCACGCCTCAATCATCGGTTGTAGCTCCTGTCTCTGACGATGGGGCTACAATCGTAAACTCGGCGGCGGGTTATTACGCTCAAGTGATGACTCTGGATGCTGTTATTAAGAATGAAAACGACTTAATACGCAGATACAGAGAGATAGCGCTTTATCCCGACACCGACAGCGCAATTGAAGATATAACAAATGAGGCGATTGTTTCAGACGAAGACGCGCCTCCAGTTCGTATTCTTTTAGACGACGTTAAAATTTCATCCTCTATTAAGAATAAGATATCAGAAGAGTTCGACAATATACTGAATATTTTTCAATTTGAAGAAAAAGGTCACGATCTTTTTAGAACTTGGTATGTCGATGGACGACTATATTATCATATACTAATAGATGAAAAGAATCCTAAAGGTGGAATTGTTGAATTAAGACAAATCGATCCACGTAAGATTCGTAAGATTAAGACAATCAATAAAGAAAAGAATGCTTTAGGTGTAGAGATTGTTAAGTCGATTGATGAATATTATCTTTATAATGACAAAGGTATAACTGAATCGAGCGTCAATGGAGTAAAGCTTCCACTTGATTCAGTTATATACGTACCTTCTGGTTGGGTTGATCGAAATACCGGAATGGTTCTTTCCTATCTTCACAAAGCGATTAAAGTTGTTAATCAGTTGAAGATGATGGAAGATGCTCTCGTAATATATCGTATTAGCAGAGCACCAGAACGTAGAATTTTTTATGTTGACGTAGGTAACTTACCGAAAATTAAAGCTGAGCAATACGTCAACGATATAATGAATAAGTTTAGAAACAAGATTGTTTACGATGCAACCACTGGTGAAGTTCGCGACGATCGTAAACACATGTCAATGATGGAAGATTTCTGGATGCCACGTCGTGAAGGCGGTAAAGGCACAGAAATTACAACACTGCCTGGTGGACAAACACTAGGCCAAATTGAAGACATTGAGTATTTTCAGAATAAACTATATCAGTGTTTGAATGTACCAGCTTCACGTCTACAGAAGACTGATGGGTTTAATCTAGGCCGTTCCTCTGAAATTACTCGTGATGAAATTAAGTTTACCAAATTTATTTCTCGCATTCGCAAGAAATTTACTAATTTATTTTTAGATGCATTAAAGATTCAGTTAGTCGTTAAAGGTATTTGCACTCTCGAAGATTGGGAGATGATTAAACCTCAGGTGCGATTTGATTTCATGCGTGATAATCACTACGCTGAATTAAAAGAAGCTGAATTAATGCAGGGTCGTTTAAATATTCTTCAGATTATCGATCCATTTGTTGGTAAGTACTATTCGCCAACCTACGTTAAGAAACACATTCTACGACTAGATGATGAAATGATTGAACAGATGGAAGAAGAAAATGAAGAGTATCGTAATCAGCAACACGCTGAAGAATTAGCTAAGATGAAGTTACAAGGTGATGTACAGAATGAAATCGCTGCAGACGCACCTCAACCTAAAGGAAATTAATTATGTCTAACACACGCGAATTAGTTGATGCGCTTATATCAGGCGATAGTATTGCAATTGAGAATAGTTTCAATACTGTGATGTCGGATAAAGTTTCTCAAGCATTAGATTCTTATCGAATAAATCTTTCTCAGCAAATGTTTGATCAAGAAGAAAGCGAAGAAAACACTGATGATAACTCTGAACAGGCTTAAGACTAAGCTATTTGAAAGCTGTGGCTATCTTGATAGTTTCATCTATCGAGATAGCAGAGTTATTATCAATAAGGATTTGTCTATCTCGATAGATGAAGAAGATATCGAGATAGGTGTAAAGAGTTTGGAAGAAGCGAGAGAATACGCTAAGTCATACATCGATAATAGTAATATACTTAGAGACATAGAAGCTGTAATACCAGAAGAAAAAATAGTAAGTTTAATTAGTAAATATCACGATTCTATTAAGATAACAGATAAGATAGTTGAATCATACTTAGATCTCGCTTCTTCCAACCTATTCACTATCGATCCAGTCTTAATTGAGATTAAGGAAAAGAATAGTACTCTTACAGGAAAGATTGAACATACACTCCTTGATGGAAGTGTTGTCGCTATAGATGAAGATACACAATCTAAATTAAATAGATTGCTGGAAGATAAATATCAAATAGTAGAATACATGCGCGAATCAAAAGAAAATTTCATGCATGTCATTAGAAAAATAAAGGAATAAAAATGGCGATGAGATTTACAACTGTAAGAAATACTAGTCAGGAGACCATCATTCATTTTGATTCTTCTGCAGCTGAAACTGGAACTATTACTATTGCTAATTTAACTGCATCTACGGAAGCACGTAATGCCGATGCTCCAATAGTTAATATAGTTCGTTTTGTCAGTACTGGTGAAGATGGTGCTTTACTTAAAGTATTACGTAATAATAAAACTATTATTGCTTGCGCTCCAGAAAATGCACCTTTACTAGATCTAACTTCTATGGGTATTAGTGAAACTCAGGAAAACACATACGACATAATTGTTGATAATACCTCTGCTAAAGCTGTAACAGGTTATATCACACTTCGTAAAGTTAAAGGATGGTCAAGCAAAGTTGAAACAGCAACTTACGGTGCTTACGATGATGAGACACGCGTTGGTGCATCTA